GCCTGTCCCATTTTTTCTGAGCATTAATGCCCATATATGTAACAGATTCACCGCCGAATTTATTCTTACCGATGTAGGGTTTAGCATAAGCAAGACGTCTTCCGCTTGGCAGCCTTATGAACAGAAACCCTGCCTCATAGGAAAATAGCAGTCCGTGTGTTTTCGTTGCTGTTTTTTCTTTGACTGCCTTTTTTACAGCTCTATCTACCGCCCACCAGAATTCTGTAATATGCGGTGAAGCCTCACGCCAGTCGGTTACGATCTGTTTCAATTCCGTATCGGATAAGCCAAGAGAATCTGCTCCCATCGCTTTCATGGCTCCAACCGATCCGCCGAAACCACAAGCCAATTCGGATATCTTTCCTTTCTGCCTTAAATGACCGTTTTCACCATGCTTTACAACTGGCACACCGAACATCTTTGATGCTGATGCACAGTAAATGTCCTCACCGTTTGCAAAAGCCTTCATTCGCCATTCTTCACCTGCAAGCCATGCGATCACTCTTGCTTCAATGGCAGAGAAGTCCGCAACAATAAACTTCATACCCTGTCTTGGGATAAAAGCGGTACGGATAAGCTGTGACAGTGTATCAGGAACATCATCATACAGCATCTGAATATCTTCAAAAGAACCGTACTTTACAAGTTCACGGGCTTCTGATAAATCCGGCAAGTGATTCTGCGGAAGATTTTGCAATTGCACATTTCTGCCAGCCCAACGCCCCGTTCTTGATGCCCCATAAAAGCTGAACATCCCTCTTGCACGATTATCGCTGCAAGCTGTATTTTTCATAGCGGTATATTTTTTCACCGAAGATTTAGACAACTGCAAACGCATCTGAAGCACGGATTTTACAGGTTCTTTTGCAGTTTTGATAAGTTCCTGCACCTGTGTTTTGCCGAGTGAATCCGACTTGTAACCCTGTGTTTCAAGCCAATCCAGCAACTGATACACAGAGTTCGGATTCTCCACACCTGTGAGCCTCTGCATTTCAGTCGTCAGTTCTTCTTTTGCCTCTGCATCAAGGCAAATTGCCTTATCAGCAAGCTGCATATCTACGAGAATACCTCTGTCGTTGATTTCCTGGTCAAGATAAAATTCCTTCCACAGAAAATCAGGCACAGGGAAACGTGACAGTCTTCTGTCAATTTCCAATTCAGCCTCAACATCTCGCTTGTTGTATGCTTTAAAAATCTCCCATTTATCGGGATAATCAGTGGGGGAGTGAAACTGCGGTACACCGTCAATCGTGTCATATGGCACACAAAAGAATTTAATGAGAGCCTTGCCCTCTGTCATTTTTTGCTGTTCAATACCCAGAACCTTTCCGACTTCTGCAAGTGATAAAAGCAGTCCGAGCGTTCTTGCATGAATCATAGAACAATGCCAGCTTTCGGGATTTAAGAAATCTCCGACAGTATCTTCGTCAATGCTGTAACTCTGAAAATATTGAGGATAATTTTCACGAAGATATTTTGATAAACATACTCGTTCAAAGTTACAGTTAAATGCTCTTTTAACTACATTTTCATCTGCAAGAGCAGCGAGAACATTTTCCGGAATTTCTTCACCGTTTGCCGTATCCACTACCTGAACAGGCTGTCCGTCTATGGAGTATGCAAACAGCAGAATATCAAAATATGGGGTGTCTGTGTAAGCATAAACGCCGCATTTTGATATGTCCTTATCGGATCTTGTTTCGATATCAATTGTAATCATGTTTATCTCAATTACCCACCCAAGCATAACGCCTAGCTGTCCGCCCAGCTATCTTAGTTCAGAAAATCCTCGTCTTCTACGGTTGTGAAGTCGTCCTCTGCACGGCTGTGACCGCCCAGCGGCTCGCCATCCCGAAGCTTCTGGATGTTCTGCAAGCCGCAGGCAATGCCACGGGATGTTTTGGTGTTGAACGCATAGAAGGTGATGCTGGCTCTGCCATAGACACCGCTGTAAATCTCGCTGTGATCTAAAATCTGCTGGCAGGCAGCGTCCACGATGCCCGGAGCAGTGATGGAATTGGCATTGACGAAATAGCTGTTGGCATACGCTTCATCGTCTGGTCGCTCCAAATCACCATCCCGAAGCGGGGTCTTGAGAGAAGTCAGCGGTGGAACGGACTTGCTGTTGCCTTTCAACTTGCCCTGCCCCTCCTCGTAGGCAGCCTGAATGGCAGCACGAATCTTCTCGATGGTTTTCGTGTCCGACTTCGGAATGATGAGGGAAACGCTGTACTTCGGCTTACTGTTCTCATCCATCGCCTTTGCTTCCCAGAGGTTGGCGTAGCTAAATCTGCATACACCGGTTACTACTTTTGCAGGATTGATATACTTTGCCATAATAAAAACTCCTTTATTCTTTGAAATCTACCTGTGCAGTATTCCACGCAGGTCGTTTGTCTGATAGCGGAACAAGTGTTGGTTTGCCCTGTGGTTTCACAAGCAAATCTCCCAACAATTCTTCGAATTTTTTCTTGCCCAGCATTCTGGTCATTGCAGTAATGCCCAGTACCTTATGTTCATATGGGTCGAACCCAGCAGCTTGTACCGCCTCCGCTGCTGCAGTTTCACTGCAATATGTTCGTCTGGCTCTGCCTTCAACCAGCTTCCAATTCTTCCACGCCTTTCCCTGTAAGGACTGCTGCAAGGCGTATTCTTTGACATCGGAAGCCCATGCAACCAGTTGGTCGGCAGTTTCCAAAATTGCTTCGATTTCGGTATCGGTCAGCTTGTCCGGCATCGCAAAATCATACTTCGCCAATTGTAGATTGTACTCCGCCCGTTTCCGGCAAGTTGCTTTCACTTTGCAGAATCGACAATGTTCACCAACACAGAAATCACCATCGCCTCTGGCGGCAAGTGCAGCTTTTGGTTTCAGTTCGGTTTCCGTCCAGTGCAGCAGCTCCGACAGCGGCAGGGTGCATTCGCTGAGGTTCTGGATTCTCGGCTGAAAAATCACCATCCGAACCTCTGCGATGTCATAGAGGGCATCGAACAGTTCCAATGCACCCAGAGCATACAGCATCATCTGCGAGTTGTGATCAGCAGATACTGCTACGCCCTTACCATACTTAAAGTCAATGACAGTCAGGACATCATCTGCAACAATCACACAGTCGCCCGTACCAAAACCGCTGGGAACGTAGCGGCTGAAATCCAAACGCTGTTCCACTAAGACCATCGGTTCTTGCAGGGTTGCCAGCAGTTCGGCGATGTATTGGGCGTAGCTGTCCGTGCAGTCTTCCATTTCTGCATCGTAGAAGTCTAAGTTCTCCGTGGGATTAGATGCCGGATTGCCAAGCAGCTTTTGCACTTTGTACTCTGCCAACTCGTGGGCACACGTGCCTTCCAGGGCGTAGTCTGTCACGGTATCCGGCAGGACAGCACAAAGCTGTGCAGAGGGCGGACACGCCAGCCATCGGGCACTGGAGGAAGCCGAGAGCATAGCGTGTTTATTCGGCATGGGCTGCCTCCTGTGCATCTGCAAATAGTGCAGCGTATCGTTCTGGTGGAACTTCAGACAATCGGCTGCCGCCATACTTTTGCAGCAGTTTCAGCACCGTTTCCTTTTGTCCGCTGCGGGACAGATTTGCCAGAACACTGCGGACTTCTTCCAACGTAATTGCCTTTTCCACTGCTTTTTTGACCGCTTCTTCTTTTTGTGGATAAATCTGTGTAAACGTCTCCACTTCCGCCTTGGAAGCACTTTCTGCCCACTCTGATGCGACCTTTACGAAATCGCTGAGTGCAGCAAGGACATCTATGAGGGTTTTCATTTGGTTTCACTCCTTTGCATATTTTTGACGATAGGTCTGAGAACTAAATTCCGCTAATATTTGGCGAATCACTTCTGCTTGCCGAATATCTGCAAACAATAGCAATTGCTCCAAAGCAACAGATTGTTCTTCTGTAAGCATATTTTTATATGGATGATACCAATCTGCTACTCTAACACCGCCACCATTCCCGGAACACGTCTCCAGAGGATAGTCCAATGCAAGTACATGAATGTCGTTGCGAACAGTATTACAACATACACACAATTCCTGTGCAAGAAGTGGAACTGTTGTTTGTCTGCGAGCAACTAAAATCTTCATGATTTCGGCACGCCGTTCATTCACACTCACATGGACACCCCCTTTCCTAATCGTCGAACTTACTCTATCATTCAAACTACCAGCCTTTTTGGTAGTTTGAAAAGAGTTCACAAAACATTTTCAATTTGTACAGGCATAAAAACACCGACAAGGTGCAGAAAAAATTCTGCACCTCATCGGATGTTCTCACTTTTTTACCAAACTGGTCAGCCACGGAGCAATGGGTCTTGCAATCATTCTTGCATTCAGATATGCCATTTCCAGTGTCAGACAAGTGCTGCCCAGATAATATCCGTTTCGTTCTGCCAAGGTCATGGCAAGGTTCGGTTTTTCCATATCTGTTAAGCAGATCGGAAGCAGAAACTGCAGTTGATTCTGGTATCCCTGCGGTACTACCAGCCCCGGCTCAATTACTGCTTTTCGTCTGCCCAGTTCCACTGCTGTTTCCAGCAGCAATGGCAGATTCTTGAACCGAAGTAGCTTCTTCGGCAGCCGTTCTCGATTTTCCGGGTCGCTGAGAATGTGTTCTGCATTTACCCGAATTGGCCATTCCGGATTGAAGTTTACACCATTTTGCATCATCGGGAAATATGGCTTTTTGGGCAGTGGTTCTACATACCGCAGCTTGGAAGAAACAGCATCACAGAAGCCGGTGAAATACCATTTCAATGTGGTGTCTTTCTTTTTATTTCGTTCAAAGCAGGCGTAGATTGCCTGATATTGTCTTGTGTACAGTCCTGTATGAAAGCAGGCACAATTATTTTCCACATGGAAATATGCTGTTTCTCCAGTGTTGTAATCGATGCTCAGCTTCCGGAACATCATATGGAGATACCGTTCCAAAATCGGCGTATCTGTATTTTTACATTCGGTCTGCGGCTTTCGGAATCGCCATGCTTCCGGCAACGCCATTTCTGCCAATTGTTCTAACTGCCCGTACCAATCCGGCACATAGGCAAATTCAAATAAATCTGTTTCTATCATTTTTCTGTTCCTCTCCATTTAGGAATTGCTTTTATCAGCTTCAATTGTATTCGGGCTTTTAGATCTTCGTCAATATATCGATATGTTTTCCCTTGTGCATCCTCCCCTTTTACCGTTGCCAATGCATTGATGTAATCGTCATAAAAGCGGAGAATTTCTTCCAAAGCAGTTTTCTCCCCATCTACTGCGGCACAGATCAATTCATATGTAAGGTCATTTTCTTTCATCGCCATTCCTTTCATAATACTTGCGGATTGCTGTAAATGCTTTTTGTCTCCAATTGTAAATGGTGCGAGGCGTGACGTGAAAGTACGCTGCGATTTCCTGATCGCCATATCCATACCAGAACTCCAAAATCAACGTTTCTCTCTGTGTTTTTGGAAGTTCCAACATAGCATCATAAAGCCAGTCGCTAGCAATCAAACACGGATACTTCTCGTTATCCAAAATGAAATGCTCTGACGGATACACATCTTCTATTTCCAGAACATTCATCAGGTCTGGTTTCGCCTCACGGTTTTGGATTCTCTTTTTTTCTGCCGCTGCATCTCGATATTCATTTCGCATTACAGTTTTCACAAAGCAGTCAAAGATTTTTATTCTGCAGCTTTTATCGATAAAGGGAGTCAATATGTTGGTTCCTCCCTTCTTATGCAGTTTTGCAGGTAGTGTGTATATCACCCCCTTTTAAACTACTAAGACGAATCAGGCAGAACGAAATCGGAAAATTTATTTGTAAATATTCTGTGTACTTTTATTTCTTATGCACAGCAACAAAAAAAGCAGCATACAAAACCGGTCATTTCGCCGGATTGTATGCTGCTTGAGGAAAAATAGAAAGGGCAGTCCTGCCCAGCTGTTTGCCGGACAGAACTGCCCTTTTTTAGTGATATGATGTCGAAAAGTAAGTTGTGTTACCAATTGATGTTGTTTGAAAATATTTTAACACAAATTTATCATTTATAGAATAAAAAAATTATACCATATATATTTCTAATATTATTTTTCTAATTATTGCTGTATCACACAAAGATATTTGTGGTTGAGAATATACATCAAAACAATTCCCTACGAATTTCTTCCAATGTTGGCGTTTGTTTTCCCCACTTTTGAAAAGCAACTTCACATTTTTTCAGATCGATGATTTTGCAATCCATTCTCTCAATGATGTGAATGCTTTCGAAAAAATATTCTGGTATTTCTTCTACTTTGAATTGATACTGCAAATTTAATTTTTGAGCCATTTTTATGAGTGAAATGGATACAAAATCTACAACAGGCTGGTAATCAGATGGACGTTTTCTGTATTGATTGATTCGTTTAGCAAGTTGTTCATTCCATGCGTGTTCATCACCATTTAGCATTGCAAGATAAATTTTTTTTAAATATGGCAAATGAATAAAATAGGCTTCCTGACTTTCATTTGGTTCTTCTGTGTCCATCAACAACAATTCTTTTGCCTTTGCATAATTTTCATATAACATGGCTTGTATCACTGGGCATGAGGTGGAATTTTCCCTTGCAAGTTCCCATTCTCCAACTGAAATTGCTTGATAAAGAAATTTTTCATGTGTTTCGATGTCATTCATATAGTCCATCACAATTTCATCCACTTGGCAAGCCTGCTGCATTTCTTGATATGCCATTGCATAATAAATAGCACCCATTCGATAGTATTGAAAAGTAGTGTTGATATCATTATCAATATAGTATTTATATTTCGCTGCAAGGTTATAAATACTCTGAAAAGCATAATATAAACTTGTAGCATCTTGAATTGCTCCAGCAACTGGATAATTTTCTTTGTGAAAGAAACGATGCAATTCCTCATATATTTGCAGTTCAATGGGTTCATCAATACTTTTCGCGTATTTTTGATATGCGATTTTAGATCTTGCAATATCTTTTTTTCTTTTTGTCGATTCATACTTTATTTTCATTTGTATCTCCTTAAAATTAATCATATCAAATTAGTCTATGATTAAAATAATACAAAACAATTTATATGATTAAATTTAACGTCTTCGTTTCCAACCAAGATTATATTGTAAATTGGAACAAGAATCACATGATTTTCGTGAAACAACTTGTACTGCATTATCAGTAGGTATATTATTTTTCAACATATATTGTACTGCACGAGGTTCTGCATGATGAAGTCGACCAAAATCAATACCTTTTGTGCTAATGCCCTTGCTTTTTAGTAAATCCAAATCCAAATTGGCATTTTTTCCACCAGCAAACTCTACTTTTCCTTTTCCAAATATATTTTCAGCTTCTTGACGTGCTTTAGGACCAGGAACACCTCTATTTTTAGAAAGTACCAATCTGCCATCTTTTGAGGTTGTAAGTGCATAAGTATTAGAAAATCCCTTTTTGGGGTTAGGATGCTGAGCTTTTACAATTCTGTTAAGAGAATCTTGTAAATAATCTGCATTTCTAATATCCTTCGCTGCATCTGCAGCATCCAGAACTGCGTCGCCCTTCTTGGATACTGTAATAGCAACATCCGCTGCTTTGGACAAATCATGTACTGTATCAACAGCTTTGTATGCATCATAAGCAGTTTCTGCTGCATGCACACCCACTTTTAGTCCTGCACTTGGAACACCTGGTGTTACAAGTCCGACTACATCTGTCAAAATATCAACAGCACCCATCGGAGTGGGTTCGATGCAAAATGAAACAATGTCAAATGCTAAACTTGCCGCATCAAAAAATGTATCCAGAAAATGACCAGTACTATCTGTTCCAGAAACAGGATTGTTGTGGCAATAGGTATACAGATTCAGGCTTAGTGGATCATTATTGCTACCTGCAAAAGAATCTCTTGAGATAAATCGTCCAGTTGAAGGACTATAGTATCTCGCACGCAAATAAATGGTAGCAGTTTCCTTATCATAATATTCGCCACAATACCGAAATGCATTGGTGTCAGTGTCATCAATATTCTTTTCTACACCAAAAGCATCATACTGATATGTTTTAGTAACAGCACCATTGTTGTCTGTTAAATTGACAACATCACCATGAGCGTTTTGTGTGTAGTAAGTATAATCTGACTTAACTGCCTGTACAAACTCACACCCTGCCAGCAAATTCGTTCCACGAATATAGATTTGTGCTTTATATGGATTGCTTCCATCCGCATCAACTGCAATCTGTTTATCATCATTCCAGATTTGATCGATACTATGACCATCTACAGTTTTGCTAATACGCAGACCATCTACATCATATTTATAACTTGCTGTTGTTTTGCCATCCGTAAATCCAATCAGCTGATTCAGACTATCATAAGTATTTGTCTCTGTCTTATCTGCTGTGATCTTTGTGATCTGATTTCCATTGGCATCGTAAGAATAAGCAGTTTCTTCTCTCTTTGCATCTGCGGCAGTGCTTGTAATCAGATCTGTTGGACTAATTGCTAATCCATTATTTGAGGTTACAGCACTAGGAGTTTCTTTAACTGTCTTGATTTCTTTCTGAAGCAGGGCAGTATATTTGCCATTGACAGTATAATCATAGACAGTTTCATATTCTTCCGAACCATTAGCAACCATCTTAGAACGATTGCCATAATCATCATATTCGTATGAATACGTATCGGCTGTCTTACCATTAGAAATAGATTCCTTGGTTAACCGTTTCAAGCCATCATAGTCATATGATGTTGTTTCTATTATACCATTTTCATTGCGTACTTTGCAAGCATCTGAACCGTCTAAATAGTACGAATATTCGTAACTGGATATGTCGAATTTTCCTGATTTGGTAACGAGTTTTGTTACCTTGTTGCATGCATTGTAGGAATAAGTCGATACCACACCATTTGCAAGTGTTTCAGAAATCTTATTACCATTCTCATCATAGGCATAGGAAGCTGTCAGATTTCCACCTTCCTTAACCTGAACCACACGCATTTCATCATCATAGGTATAAAAAATATTTTCATATACAATTTGATGATTGCGTCCGATAAAATAAGAACTTACATTTTGAGAAATACCCTCATAATAATAGCCCTTGAAACCTGTACTGCTTTCCTCTGTGATTTTTCTTCCAAGATCATCATAAAGATACAGCGTTTGCTCATTATTGATGTTGATACACTGTACTCTTCCCATTTCGTCATATTCATATGACTTATTTACATTTTTAGATGAATCATTAGAATGAACTGTATTAGCTATTAATATACGATTTAAAGAATCATATGTATTTGTGGTAACATTTCCATTTGCGTCTGTTACTGTTAAAGCATTGCCATTTAGATCATATGTTGTTATTCCAGAGTCATAACCTGTGCTGTCAGTTGTCTTTACCAAATGACCCCATGCATCATACTCATAGTTCGTTTTCAAGTAATCTGAATCCGAATCTGCATGTAGTCCAGTTAGCATTGTTGTTTGAATGCCAGCATTGTTATACAGATATTTTGTGATGTTCTTCTCACTATTGGACGTACCATCACTCAATGTTACCTGTGTCAGCAAGCCCTGTGCATTGTACTGATTTTCAGTTACACTATATTTTATTGTATCCGAATCCTGCTTTTGAACAGTTTGCTTTGCCAGCGTTACATTGCCATTCTTGTCATACTGATTTTCTGTAATAGAATAGTTGACTGATCCATCAGTTTTAGTGTTAAAAGGTGTATATGTTCTACTAACTTTACAAATTCCATTAGCAGATTCTAAAGTTGTATTCTCATATTTGGTAATATTGCCAAGTGCATCAATTTCACGTGCAATCTCACCATTTGCATAATAAGCATTTGTTTTCTTTATCTTACCATTTGTCTTTTCATAGATGGTTTTTTGCTTGAAGCTTGTCAAAACTTCAGATACAACTTGCTTATCAGCAGTAATATAGGTAGTATTTATTGTTTTCAACGCACTACTAGATTTAGAAGAACTATTATCTAATCCAGTATATACATCAACACTATAATTTTTAATGAATTCATATGATGTGGTCGATTGAATCTGTTTTGAAGATTCAGAATCAGCTTTAAAATATTTAGCTTTTTCTCGCTGCAATCCATCATATTCTGTTAGACTAATTGTGCCGTCTGGATCTGTTTGCTTTGTAATGTTACCATACGCATCATACACATAAGAGGTAACATTACCTTCTGCATCCGTTTCTGATTTTTTGTTTCCGTCCGGATAATAAGTTGTCAAGCTGCCGTGGCTCTTATCAGCAGAATAATTCGGTGCATACTCCACAGTTTTGCGGCTCAGCAAATCATATTCTGCAATGGTAGTCGCCGGTGTGCTTCCCGTTCCGTAATCTCTAGTAACTGTAACATTGTTGAACTTATCGTACTCATATTCCTTTACAGAATAAAGATTTTTAGAAATGTCAAAACTGGTGGTTTCCTTTGACACTTGAAGTTGTGCATTATACTCATAAGAAACTGTATTTACAACAGTATTTCCATCCTTCAGTGTCTTGGATTTTACCAGCCCTTTTCCAACGCCATCCTTGTAGTAATCATACTCAGTTACATTACCTTCGGGGTCGGTTGTAGCACGAATCAACCCTGCAATTCCACTCACATAACTATCAGCATAATATTCATGACTCGTGATTGCATAACTTGCCTCGTTCGCTGCAAGATACTTCACCGGATCAAAATTATCTGCTGTAACTGTATTGATATCAGTTTGAGATAATGGATGCAGACTGGTTGCTTCCTTCAAAAGCCGAGTTCCATTCGAATCATATGCTTTGATGGTTGCATTCCCAGATTCGTCAACTTCTGCAATAACACTGTTCTTATCATTGTAATTGGCAAGTGTGCATGTACCATCAGCATTTGTTGTTTTGATAACATTTCCGTTAGTATCACGCTCATACTTTGTTGTATTTCCCATGATATCAATGCTTTCGGATATTTCATCATACTTATTCTTGCCATTGACCATATTATAAGTGATTTTATCCACTTCATAGGTTTGGCCATCGGTTTTCACAGTATTTGTCTTTACTGCATACTTTTCATCATAGTTATAGGTATATGTTTTGACAAGTACTTCTTTATCATACTCTTTTAAGCCGGTTTGCTTTTGTAATTTGTTATATGTGTAGACCTGCTTCAATCCAGATGCATTTGTAAGCCAGTCTACTTGCCCGTGTTCCAAATAAGAAATTTGATCTGTGACTTCATCATAACAGTTTGTGATTTTGCAAAGTTTACCTTTTTTATCATACTCATATGTTTCTGTTCCGCCGGATACGCTTGTTGCAGATACCAACTGAAAATCTCCGTTATATGCATAAGTAACCACACGACCTGCGGTAGTATCTTCAATACTGGTAATCCGAGAATGTTCTTTATTGCCATTATAGATGATTGTATAAGTTCTGCCAGTGGAATCTGTCACTATACGCTGGTTATTTGTCATAGAAGAGATGGTTAAAACATTACCTTCTGCATCTTTGACCCAATCCAATTCGCCGTTTGTATTAAAGTGATATTTTGACTGTGCTGCATTTGTAATAGTGTATTCGTTTCCGGACTTTGTCATAGTGCTATGAGTGTTCAGGCACTCAAATCCACCTTTTCCATTATCCTTAAATGTAGTGTTCGAGCCATCGGGCAAAACAACCTGATAATACCCAGCAGTCGGCTTTACAATCTTGCTGACATCAATATTAAAATCCCAGCCAATACCAAAAGAGCCTTCCTCAGTACTAATGGAATTATATGTGCGAACAAAGTCAGAAGTTACACCAGGAGATTCAATACTTAAGTCGGTAAAGGATTTTGTATAATTTCCAGTTGCAATGTGTACCCCTTCACCAATTTCCCAGCCTTTACGATAAAGGGTATAGTCTGGCTCATAAGAAGTATCATCTTCTGGAAACCATGGACGAATGTGATAACGATCAGGAGAGTATCCTAATGGAAAATATAATCCAGACATGTTATATTCTTCATCATAATAATCAAAATTTAAATGCCGTTTTGTCGTAGGATTTCCATTTTCATCATAAATATAAGTGTAACGATTATCCCATAAAATTGTCTGTACACCTTCTGGATAATAAAGACTAATCACATGATCTCCAGTAGAATAAACAGACTTTTCACCAGATTTTTCATTTACTTCCCACGTTGGCCCTTCAAAATAAATGGTTCCTGCTGTCCATTTACCTTCCATGTCAGTCAATGTGTTATAATTCCAATTACCATAAATATCAACTTCTCCGCCAGGGACAGTCATTAACATTGTATCATAGCAATTAGCCTGACCAAAATTGAAATCGCCGCCAATAATGACTAATCCTCCATTAATATTCATTAATTGACCTGCATTTCCACCCCAACCATCTGGAGAAGCAGTGCGAAATACCAGATTGTTTTCAATCAAAAGTTCGCCACCATTGATGTTCAATGTTGCTCCTTGATTGCCAGACCAAAATTTCGGAATATCAGTTGTAAAGGACATACAGTCGCCTACATACAGAGAGCAGCCATTCAGGTTCAAATCTGTATCATGCAAATTTAAGCTGCCCTGAAAAGCACCGCTTTCCTGCATGATCAGTGTTCTTTTAAAGGCATGATCCC